TGAAGTAGCCAGTGCACGACATTCTCGTTCGGAAAGCAAATCCCGGCAGGTTGTATCCCTGTCGGGCTTTTTCGTTTGCATAGGGTGTGAGCCTCTTCGGCTTGCGCCTCCATGGTATCGACTTGGGCCGCTGGTGTCGGGTGCAGTGCTGCTCTCCACCAGTGGCCCTTTGTTTAGATGCCGGTTCGTCCACCCACGTTTCGCCCGCAAGGTCAGCGGACACGTCGCCAAGCCAGTGTCGAATACGACAACAGGCGAGGCTCCGCTCGTGAACGTGGGTACGACGCATGGTGGGATCGGCAGTCGAGGATATTCAGACAGGCTAATCCTCGATGCCTTGGGTGTTGGGCTGTTGGTCGAGTTGAGCACGCTGTGGTCACGGATCACATCATCCCGCACCGTGGCGATACAGCGTTGTTGCGAGATCCCAATAATTGGCAGCCGTCGTGCGCTGCCCATCACGACATCGTCAAGCAGCGGTTGGAACTCCTGTTCGGTCAAGGAAAGATCACCGTCGATGATCTCAGGCTCGATAGCGTGGTGGCGAAAGCTATGACAATCGAGATGATCCCGTGACTGGCACCACCCCCCGGGGGGGTGTTTCAGCTTTCGACCCGAAAGTCCGAAGGACCGGCGTGATAACACCGCGCATAAAGTCGCGAGTTTTCGAAATCTTTTTTTTGTGAGGCATCATGGGCCGGCGTGGTCCGCATCCGAAACCGGCGAGCGTGAAGACCGCCCAAGGGAACCCGGGACGGCGGCCGATCGGCAATGATCCGGTTGCGACCGGCGATACGGATGCGCCAGCCGCGGTTGCGCACGCTGCGGCGCGCGTGATGCCGCCCGATTGGTTGAAGGCGGAAGGCCTCAAGGTGTGGGAACGGTTGGCGCCGCGTCTCGTGGCGTTGAAACTGCTAAGCCAGGCGGATGCGACCACGTTCGCGCGGTATTGCCGCAACTTTGCCCGCTGGCTCAAAATGCAGAAGTTGGTCGATAAAGAGGGGGAAACCTACGAAAGCGTCAGTGCGCATGGAAACCTCAAGCGCGTGAACCCGGCGTTCCTGATTGCCGACCGCATCGAAAAGAGCCTGTTCGCGTTCGAGGATCGGTTCGGTCTTAACCCGGCGGAGCGCCAACGCATCTTCGCGCAACGCGCCGCGGCTGGTGCGCAGGGCAGTATGTTCGATGCGCCGCCGACCCAGCCGCACCAAAACGGCACGGAGCCGACAGCCGAGCAGAAAGAATCCCAGGCGAAGTCGGCAGTCGGCTTCCTGAACTAGTGCATGGCTGTTCAATGCGGCTCGGCGCTGCGGGAAAATCCGCGTACCCGACCAGCGGGTGTTGGGAAAACGGCGGAATGGGATGATGAAGCACTCCGTTGGGTCGAGGGGCGGTTCTGGTTCGATGACCGCGCCGCTGATCGAGCGTGTGCCTTCTTCCCGAAGTATCTGTGTTTCACCAAGGGCAAGTGGGCTGGTCAGCCCTTCGTCCTGGAAGCATGGGAAGAGAATGACATCGTCCGGCCGGCGTTCGGCTGGAAGCGGGAAGACGGCAGCCGGCGATATCGCCGCGTCTTTGTCTGGATACCCCGCAAGAACGGGAAGACAGAACTCGCGGCGGGTATCGCACTACTGATCCTGGTCGGTGACGGTGAAGAGGGCGGCGAGGTTTACGCCATCGCCTCTGAAAAGGACCAGGCGCGCATCGTCTTCGATGCTGCGACCGCGATGGTCAATAAGTCGCCCGAGCTTGCTGCGGAACTGGAATGTCTTAAACCGTCGATCTATTGCCCGTCGCTTAACGCTGCGTTCAAGCCGCTATCCGGCGTCCCGGAAGGTAAGCACGGTTTCAATTCGTCGGGTCTTGTCGGCGACGAAATTCACGAGTGGAAAACAGCCGATCTCTATACGTTCATCCACGACTCGTCGGCGACCCGCCGGCAACCGTTCGAATTCCTGATCTCGACCGCTGGCAAGAAGGGTGGCGTCGGCGAGGAATTCTGGGACGAGTGCATCAAGATACGCGACGGCGTGATCGACGATCCGGAGACATTGGTGGTTATCTACGCCGCCGATCCGGAGGACGACTGGACCGATCCGAAGACGTGGTTCAAGGCGAACCCTCAACTCGGCAAGTCGCTGCCCCTTGATCGTGTCGAAACCGACGCCAAACGCGCGCGCATGTCGCCGCGCATCGAAAACGACTTCAAGCGATATCGCCTCAATCTGTGGACTGAGCAGGCGGTGCGATGGTTGCCGATCAACGGCATCGATGATGAGGGAAAGAAGTTCGGATGGGATCAGTGCGTTGGTCCAATTCCTTGGCGCACTCCGAAATTCGCGCTTCCTCTTCAGGTAGACGAAAGCGTTAAGACTGCCGATCTTGATGCGCTTCGCGCTGCGAGTGAATTCGAACAGCGCTTGGTCGGAAAGACCTGCTTTGGTGGTCTTGATCTGTCCTCGATCGTCGATCTGTCGGCGCTGTTGTGGTGGTTCCCCATACAGGACGGTTTAGATGTTCCCGCGTGTCTCGCGCGCTTCTTCAAGCCGCATGATCTTCTCAAGGCTCATGCGAAGCGCGACAAGCTGCCGTATGAGCGTTGGCACAAAGAGGGCGCCCTTCAGACGACCCCCGGCAACGTCGTCGACTACGAGTTTATCCGGACGCAGATCTTCAAGGATGCCGACAAATTCAAGATCGCGCACTCCGGCAACGAAAAACGCGAGCCGCACGAAGGTGGCCTTGCGATTGACCGCTGGAATGCGACCGAGACTGCCATCAAGCTGCAACAAGAAGGCATTCCCGTCGTTCTGTTCGGTCAGGGTTATGCATCGCTGAGTGCTCCGTCAAAGGAACTGGAGCGACTCGTCCTCTGCAATGGTTTCCATCATGGCGGCCACCCGATCTTGCGTCGACACGCACAGGTCGCCGCGGTCGAAACCGATGCCGCTGACAACATTAAACCGGCGAAAAGCAAGTCGACTGAGCGTATCGACGGTATAGCGGCCCTGGTGAATGCGATAGGAATTGCAGCCAAGGGTGTGAAGCCCGAGCCAAAATACCAGATGCTGGTTTATGGATAGAGGTCTCAAATGAAACTCGAACGCCGCGCCTACTCGTTCTTCGATATCAAGTCGGTGAACGAGGAAAAGCGCATCATCCGTGGTGTTGCCACGACGCCGACGGTCGATCGCGTCGGCGATATCGTCGAGCCGATGGGTGTTCGGTTCAAGAACCCAATGCCGTTCCTGTGGCAGCACAATGCCGAGAAACCGATCGGCACGGTCAAGTTCGATAAGCCGAACGACGATGGCATCACCTTCGTCGCGGAACTGCCTCAGATCGAGGAAGATGGCACGCTCAAGGAGCGTGTCGACGAGGCGTGGCAGTCGATCAAGATTGGCCTCGTGCGCGCGGTCTCCATTGGGTTCCGCGCGATTGAGTATGCCTTCATCGAAGGGACCGGCGGCGTTCGGTTCATCGAGACGGAGGTGTATGAGCTGAGTGCGGTCACCATCCCGGCTCAGTCCGAAGCGGTTATCACAAGCTTCGGGAAGACCATGGATGCGGCTGCGCTCGCCGTCATCAAGTCATTCGACGTTGGCGCGCGATCCGCTGCCGACAAGACCGCAATTCAGAAAGACGACGCCGCTGCCGCGATCGGCAAAAGTGTGCGCGTCGTCAAGCTGAATGATCCTGCCCGCGTTCGGGCGAAGCCGTTCGTGATCCGCACCATTCGACGCGTCGGATAGCGCGCGGCCCCCGTCCATCAACCGCCCTTGGACAAGGCGTCCGGCCCGTCGTGATGACGCGCCCTTCCCAAAGAAGGAAGTCCACTATGTCTACCATTGCGGAACAGATCGCGGCCTATGAGGCCAAGCGCTCTGCCAATCTCGCGGCCATGAAAACCATCATGGATAAATCCGGCGAAGAGGGTTCGACCCTCGACAAGCCGGACCAGGAAGATTTCGACAACCTCAACGCCGACAACGACGCGATCGACGCGCATCTGAAGCGTCTCCATGTGATGGAGA